CGGGGAGGATCTGGAAAGACAAATCAAAGACCGGGGATGGGTGTCCGTGAACGACCCCGCCTGCGGCGCCGGCGCACTGCTGATCGCGTTCGCCAACGAGCTTCGACGCCCCGGTCGAGATATCAACTACCAGACCTCCGTGCTGTTCGTGGCTCAGGACATCGACATGATAGTAGGCTGTATGTGCTACATTCAGCTGAGCTTACTGGGATGCCCCGGCTATGTCGTCATAGCAGACACGATTGCAAATCCGTCCACCTCCATCGACAAGCACGGCCTGATCCCCGTGCCCGGGGAAAACATCTGGTACACGCCCTTCTACTTTCGGGATGTCTGGCACTACCGGCGCCTGATGGTGCAACTGGATATGCTTTTCACACACAAGAGCCCGGAGCCGGAAGCTCCTTTGCTCCCGGAAGCCGAGCCTGAACCTACACCCCCTCCGCTGAATGAAGCCAAGGGAGGACAGCTCACCTTCTTCTGAGTGAGCGCATGAAAGGAGTTATTTTATGGCAAAGAAAGACCTGAATGAGCGCTGCCCCTTGCAGGGCGAGTGTGAGCGCAAATGCGAATACAAGTTTAACGAATTGGAATGCGAATACTACGCCAACAACGGCGTAGGTGAGGATCGCACCATTCCTGATCAGGAGGAAAAGCGCGGTGAGATTGAACGCCGCCGCTACGAGGAGAGCTACGAAGCCGATCTTGCCGAGCTCGAGGACGATCCTGCCGAGGATGAAGAAAATCCCGGCACCGGTGGTCTGGTCTATATCCCCATCCGAGAGTTGTTCCAGCACCCCGACAACCCGCGCAAAGACCTCGGTGATCTGACCGAACTGGCCGACAGTATCAAGGCCAACGGCATCCTCCAGAATCTGACCGTAGTTCCCAATGTGGTCGTCGGGGAAATCAGCGGCGATAGCTGGCAGCGAGGTTACAAGGTTATCATTGGTCACCGCCGTCTGGCGGCTGCCAAGCTTGCCGGCCTGACCGAGCTTCCCTGCATCATCCGGGAAATGACGGTGCAGGAACAGGTTAAAACCATGCTCATGGAGAATATCCAGCGCAGCGACCTCACCGTCTATGAGCAGGCTCAGGGCTTCCAACTGATGCTTGACATGGGCGAAACCGTTGAGAGCATCGCCAAGGACAGCGGCTTTTCTCAGACCACTGTCCGCCGCCGCGTGAAACTGCTGGATCTGGATGCTGAGAAATTCCGCAAGTCGGAGTCCAGAGGCGCCACCCTTCAGGACTACATGGAGTTGGATAAAATCGACGATCCCGAGTTGAAAAATAAGGCTCTGGACGCCATTGGTACCGCCAACTTCCGTAATGAGCTGAAGAGTGCCATTGAGGCAGACAAGCTCAAGAAGCGCATGGCGGCGTGGAGAGCCGACCTTGAAGCCTTCGCCACCGAGATCGAAAAGCGGGACTACATCGGCGAGGAGTATATCCCTATGGACTATGTTCGCAACTACGGCCGTTGGCACGGCGCTGCCGTTACCGTGGAACGCCCCGAGGATGCCGATACCGTTCACTACTACTTCCGCGACAGCGGCGATCAGCTCGACCTTTACAGAGACCATCAGGAGGTCAAGGAAACCGAGGAAGACCGCCTCCGCAAGAAGGCGAGAGAGGAGCAGGAGCGCCGGGAAGCGGAGCTCAGCGAGATTACCGAACGCCACTTTGCGCTTCGCTCGGAGTTCGTGTCTGAGTTCGGCCGTGCCAAAAAGTGCCTGAGCGAGATTTGCCGCTATGCCTCCAATATGCTTATCGGTGACGGCGGTTGGGGCAGAAACGAGATCAATGCCGAACTCCTCGGCACCCTGCTCGACCTCGATATCGACGACCATACCGACTACGGAGATCTCAAAGCGATGGTTGCTGTTGCTGCCAAGGACAGCCCCGAGTATGTCCTGCTGGCCTGTGCCTATGCGTCGGAAGACGATGAGGACAACAGATACTTCAAGCGCGTGTGGAACTCCAAGAAGGGCGTGTACGATTTCGAATACGACCCCAATGACGGCCTTGACAGCCTGTATGACTTCCTGATCTCTCTGGGCTACGAAATGTCCGATGAGGAAAAGGCCATGCAGAACGGCTCTCATGAGTTGCTTCAGGGCACCGAGGAGGTCGAGGAAGATCCTTGCATCCTCTGCAAGTCCTCTCACCCCGCCTGCGATAAGTGCTGCCAGACCTGCACGGACCACTGCAACGCTTGGCAGGACTGCCGCAGGGCGTAAACGGATATGGGCAAAAACCTGTGGACGCAGGAACAAGATGATTTTCTCCGCGCCCACTGGCAGGAAATGAGCGACGAGGAGCTGGCCGACGCTGTCGGCCACCCTCCGAGCTCGACGCAGGCTCGGAGAGGAAAGCTTGGCCTTTACCATCGGAAGGGATTTCGCGGCAAGGACTGGACGCAGAAAGAGCTCGACTACATACAGGAAGTCTGGGGAGAAAAGACCATCCCACAAATTGCAAAACATCTGGGGCGGAGCGTCAACGCCGTCAAGGTTAAAACTACTCGCCTTGGCTATACAGGTCAGAAGTGGTACGGAAATATGATGTCTGCCCGAAAGGTATCTGAGCTGCTCGGCGTCGATGTCCACGCTGTGTGTGATTACTGGATACCCAAATGCGGTCTAAAGGGAAAAGCGAAGCGTCTGGGCACATCCAAGAAAACCACAACAATCATCATGTTTGACGATCTTCTGCTCTGGCTTGAAGAGCACCAAGATTTGTGGGATAGCCGCAGACTGGAACTCTATGCTCTTGGCATGGAATACGACTGGCTGACCGAAAAACGAAAAGTCGATGCTATGAAGCCCATCCGTAAGGCACAGAAGTGGACTGCACAAGAAGATGCCCGGCTCATCGACATGTTCAAGCGCGGCGATATGACTTATGCAGAAATGGCGGCAGAGCTTGGGCGGCCGGCCAGTGGCGTTGAACACCGCATACACCGGCTCGATGTGTGGGGCACAGGAAAATATGTTGGCGACACTCTGCGCGAGGAACGGAAAGCGAAGGGCGAAGCATTCGAAAAGCTTGCTCTTGTTGTTCGCCTCCGTAACGCTCTGCTGGTTCATCGGAACTCTATGGAATTCGGTGAATACTGGCAAAAAGACCTTTGCCAGATGTGGGATGACATCGCCGGGTGCAAAGCTGGATGCGCCGACTGCGATTCCTGCACAGAGTTTGTCCGCATCAAGCCCCAATACTGTGCCCGCTGTGGTGGTACTTTCTACGAGCGCCACGAGAACCGCTTTTGCCAGAGCTGCCGCACCGCCCGGAAGAAAGCTGCTCAGCGGAAATGGTGTCGCCTCAATGCCAGGAGGTGAACTTCTTGTATTTTTTAGAACGGCGTGAGCCGGTGTCCATGCCGAACATCCTCGGCGGCACCAGTCAGCCGGTACCCACATATCGCTGGAAAGCAATTTATTACTGCGTGGAGAGATGGCCGCTCGAAGACCTCCTTTCCAAGCTGGATAAGAACAAATACCGTATCACTACCAACCAACCGGAGGAAAGTCTATGAGTGAAGAAAAGCTAAACCAACAGGAGATCGTCAAGCTGGCCGCAGAAGCAGGAGCAAAGGCCGCCTTGGAGACTCTGGAAAAAGAGCGGCAGCGGGATCGCCGGGAAATGGCTGACCGTCGTCTCCGCAACACAAAGCTCCTGCTGAGGAACTACCGCGTGTTCTGTGCCCATGTGGATAACGCCGTCTACGAGGTCGAGGAGTGCGAGTCGGTGGAAGAAATTATGGCGGATCTGATGATGCCCGGCCGGGACAACTCCCTGTTCGTGGAGAGTATCAAAAAATCCGTTGCCAGAACCGCCACCATCGTCAAGCACATGGAGACTATGATGCAGCTCTATCAGGTGTACTGCCACACCATCGGCACCGCGGAGGATGAGCGCCGCTGGCGTGTTATCAATGCCATGTACATCTGTGAGGATGAAGGCCGCCGCACGATCTCTCAGCTGGCCGCTGACGAGGGCGTGGTCGAGCGCACCATCTACAAGGACATCGATATCGCCAGCGAGAAGATCGCCGCTCTGATGTTCGGCATCGACGGACTGAAGAGGAAGTAAGCATGGCGAAAAAGATGTGCAAGATTTTCAACTGCGACAGGCATCGGGAAAGCCGCTGCTGTTTCACTTGCGAGGACTATCACCGCTGCGCCAACCGCTGCCTGAATAGTCCTCGCCGGTGTGGGCAGTCCGAAGATCCGAAGCCTAAGCGTCAAAGGAGGGCAAAATGAAAGATTTACATACTCTGGATAAATACCGCCTGACCGACCATGAGCGCAAATACTACGGCGCTGTCGGTGACGATGGCAACGGCTGTTTCAAGGTCTATGTTGACGGCCGCTCGTTCTTCGTGATCGCCTCCAACGGCGGCGGATGGGACCATGTAAGCGTGACGCCTTGCAATCGCAAGCGTCAGACTTGCCCCACTTGGGATGAGATGTGCGCCATCAAGGATATGTTCTTCGACCCCGAGGAGGGCGTCGTGCAGTACCATCCCGCCCGGAGCCAGTATGTCAACAACCACCCCTATTGCCTCCACCTCTGGAGGCCGAACAACGGTGAGCAGATTCCCTTCCCGCCCATTCCGTTCGTATGAGCACGGTGCTGAAATACCCGGGCGCCAAGTGGGGTATCGCAGACTGGGTGATCAGCTTCTTTCCTAAGCACCACAGCTATCTGGAACCGTTCTTCGGCAGTGGCGGTGTGTTCTTCAACAAGGACAAGTCCAACATCGAGACCATCAACGACCTCGACGGCGAGGTGGTAAATCTGTTTGAGTGCATCAGGGATGACCCGGAAAGGCTGGCTCGTCATGTGTACTTTACGCCGTATAGTCTGGAGGTCTACAACCGCGCATACTCAAAGGAACCGCCCACAGACCGCTTCGATAGAGCCGGGCGACTCCTTGTTCGGTGCAATATGGGGCATGGCTTTAGAACCACCGGCGAAAGGGTCGGCTGGAAGCGGGATGTCGCTGGCAGAGAACGAGCCTACGCCGCCAAGGCGTGGTGCGACTTGCCTGACATAATCATCGACACCGCTGAGCGTCTGCGAGGTGTCCAGATCGAATGCACCTCGGCTGTGAACCTGATCCCGAGATTTAATTCCGCTGATGTCCTGGTCTACTGTGACCCGCCTTATTTGCTGTCCACTCGGCACGGCAAGCAGTACCGGTGCGAAATGACAGAGGACGACCATCTGCAGCTGCTCGATGTGCTGAAGAAGCATAAAGGCCCCGTTCTGCTCAGCGGCTACCCGAGCGATATGTACGATACCGAACTCCGAGGGTGGCACAGGGAGACCACCCTCACCACCGACCTACTCTCGCAGGTGAAGAAGGAAGTCCTGTGGATGAACTTTGAACCCATGGGGCAAATGACGCTTTTTGATTTGAAAGGAGAAGAAAAATGACCGCAAAGGAACTCGCGAACAAACTTACCGGTCGTGTGTATGACGCCGAAATCACTCGGGACGAAGCCCACGAAGCCGCCCAAGCCGGGCTCGTTGTAGTCTACGGATATTCTGACGATAATGTGGAACTCAACGGAGCTATCGACGATGAGGTTGGCTGCTATGAGGGCGGCACTATCCTGCTGACAAAATCCGGTGTACTGCTGACACCTGACTGCGGACAGGACGATTGCCCCTATTTTGAAATCGCCAAGAGAAACGCCAAGAAGCTCGTTGCCAAGTGGAATGACAGCGGCTCTCCGTGCTGGAGCTTCGAAACTGATATCCCTCACGAAACCTTTGAAATTTTCGATGAAGGAGAGCTGTTCTGCACCGGCATTGTGTTCAGCGTGGAGGATTTGTCGTGAAAGCTGTGCTTATCAGCATCCACCCGGAATGGTGCGGAAAGATCGCCAACGGTCAGAAAACTGTTGAGGTGCGCAAAAGCCGGCCAAACCTAAAGCCGCCGTTCCGCTGCTACATCTACTGCTCGATGCCGAAAACCAAAGACCCACACCAAGTCTTGGAGATACACGGCACGGACGGAAAAATCCGAAAGGCCAACGGCAAGGTAATAGGCGAGTTCGTCTGCGATAAAACCACCATGAGCACCCCGGGATACAGAGACCATGTGGCGGCGTACTGGGACTTGCTTGACGGCTCCTGCCTAACCGCAGACGAACTGATGGACTACGGGCAGTGGAAATTCCTATACGGCTGGCATATCTCCAGCCTTTATATCTACGACAAGCCGCTGGAACTGAGCGAATTTATGAAGCCCTGCAAAAACGACCTCTTCTGCGAAGCGTGTGCTATGTACCGCGAGTTCGAAGAAAGGTGCGGCAATGGGACGTTGATGATCAAACGAGCACCGCAGTCGTGGTGCTATGTTGAGGAGGTATTTACAGATGACCGTAATTCCTGAACTCAAAAAGATTGCCGGCCTTAATGCCAAAATCAAACGGCTGGCAGGAATTGTAGGCGAAAAGATAGATGCTGACGGCCTCGGGCTCGAAAGCGCATATCTGATCTCCGGGTGCAGCGTCAAGGGCAATCACCTGTACAAAGACGGGCACAGGCTCGATAACTGCGGCCTGACCGATGATTTATACTACTGCGATCAATACACGGGCTGGTGTGAAGATGATTTTCACGGAACCCTGTATTTCAAAACCGATGTCCCCGGGCAGTATGTGGCCGTCCCGTTCGATATGTAGGAGGTGCTGTCGTGAGCATCGAAAGATACTACGGACAATATACCCCTGTCTGCGACTGCTGCGGTGAGCGCCTTCCGGGAGAACTGAGTTTTTCCGATGCCGTCCGCGCAAAGCGTGAGGCCGGCTGGGAAAGCCGTAAGGTCAACGGAGAATGGGAGGATATCTGCACCGACTGCCAATTTGAAGAAAAGGGGTATGACCGTGCCTGACGGATATTGCTGGCTCTGCGGCAGATGGGGGCATCTGGAGGAACACCACATCTTCGGCGGCGCCAACCGAAAGAAGTCCACGAAGCATAAGCTGACTGTCAACTTGTGCGGCGAGAGCTGCCACCGCAACGGCCCCAAGGCGGCGCATCGTTGCAAGGAGACCGCCCAGCGGCTCCACGAATACGGACAGCGGAAGTTCATGCGTGAGCAGAATGCCAGCATCGAGGACTTCCGCAGGATCTTCGGAAAAAACTATCTGGAGGTAGATGATGAACAGACTGACGATTGAGCAGGAGCGCGAAGCTATTTATGCTGCGGCCCGGAAAAGCAATCTGGATGCCCACATCCAGACGATGGACCGCAAGAGCGACGCTCACACCTGCGCTGAAAAGCTGATGTTGAGCAGCTACCGCAAGGGGATGCCGTACAAGTCCTCCTACCTGTACTGCGATACCCTTGACGCCTGCTTTTATTTCGACCACGACGGCCGCGCCTGCGTGACCATATCTGCCCGGTGGTGCAATGGCGCCAAAGACCTGGGCAAGCCTATCAAAGAGGCCTTTGAGTACATCCAGAAAATGCTCGACGCCATGACGGCCGAAGCTGACCAATGGCTGCGGGGGTGCCGGGATGAAAGAAATTAAGTTCACCATTCCGCTTGCGCCCGTTACCAAGAAGAACTCTCAGCGGATAGCGAACTGTGGCAGCTACAGCAAGATTCTCCCGAGCAAGGCCTATGTGCAGTACGAAAAGGACGCCGGGTACTTCATCCCGTATAGAGGGCGGATGATCGACCAGCCCTGTGAAGTGGTGTGCCTGTTCTATATGGCTACTCAGCGCACCGTGGATCTGACCAACCTCGAAGAAGCCATCGACGATGTGCTGGTAAAGTACGGGGTGCTGAAGGACGACAACAGCAAAATCCTCGTATCCCACGATGGGAGCCGGGTGCTGCACGACCCGAAAAACCCTCGAACTGAGGTGACAATCCGCTTCCTGTAAAACTCAGGGCAAAAATTGTTCATTTACAGTTCAATGCAGAGCGTGCTACAATGTACGCTGTAAAATCTTAATCATGCAGAAACGCCCTGCGCTCTTCGGAGCGTGGGGCGTTTCACTATTTCGGGAAAGGAGGGCACCGCGCTACCGTTCCTTTGATCAATGACCGCCTCGCCAGCGGCGAAATCAAAGGAGGAAAAACCAATGTTAGGTATCGTCGTGCTTATCGTCTATGCCGCCCTGATGTTGGGCGCTACGGTGATATTCACAAGACAGACGAAAGACGCAGAGGGCTTCCATGTGGCTGACCGCCGCATTGGAGCAGGCATCGGAGCTATGAGCATTGCCGCTACATGGATCTGGGCGCCGGCGCTCTTCGTTTCTGCAGAAAAGGCATATACCAGCGGCATCCCCGGACTGTTTTGGTTTCTGGTACCGAATGTGCTGTGCCTTATCCTGTTCATCCCATTCGCAAAACGCATGAGGGCCAGATACCCCAACGGCATTACGCTGACGGGCTATATGGCCGAAACTTACCAATCCCCGAAGGTGAAGGGCGCGTACTCCTTCCAGCTCGGGGCTCTGGCTGTACTGTCAACCGCAGTTCAGCTTCTTGCTGGCGGCAAGATGATTTCCACCATCACCGGCATTCCGTTCTGGTGCGTGACTATCATTCTTGCTGCCGTCGCCTATTCCTACTCCCGCTTCTCTGGCATTAAGGCATCGATTGCAACTGATGTTGTGCAGTTGGGCATTATCTTCCTCGGCTGTGCGCTTATCATCCCGTGGCTGCTCTCCAAGACTGGCGGCGTGGAAACCGTACTGGCTGGTCTCGGCTCCATCACAGGCGACCACGATTCGCTCGTATCCGATACCGGCCTCGCTGTGTTCCTGGGCTTCGGTCTGCCTACGGCTGTCGGTCTGATCTCTGGTCCCTTCGGAGACCAGTGCTTCTGGCAGCGTACCTTCTCTATCCGAAAGGATAAGCTGGGCAAGTCGTTCTTCTTCGGCGCCCTGCTGTTTGGCCTTGTTCCCCTTGCTATGAGCATGGTCGGTTTTGCGGCTGCCGGTACCGGCTTTGTTGCTGCAGATCCCAGTATGGTCAACATGGAGTTCATCATGTCCGTGCTGCCCGCTTGGGTTCTGGCTCCGTTCATGATGATGTGCCTTTCCGGTCTGCTCTCCACAGTGGACAGCAACCTGTGCGCTGCGGCGTCCATGACCACCGACTGGCAAATTACCGGCAAGTTAGGAAACGGCGACAATATCAAGGCTTCCCGCCGCGTGATGCTCATTCTGCTCGGCGTCAGCATCTTAATCGCCAACATTCCCGGCCTAACCGTGACACACCTGTTCCTGTTCTACGGAACGCTTCGGGCATCCACCCTGTTCCCCACGGTGCTGACCCTGTTGGATAAGAAGCTGAGCGCCAAGGGCGTATTCGCCGGCATTGTTGCTTCTCTCTGTGTCGGACTTCCCGTCTTTGCTGTCGGGAACATCTGGAACCTGCCCACATGGAAGACTGTCGGCAGCTTGATTACTGTACTGCTGAGCGGTATCGTCGCCCTCGCCATGTCCCGAAGGGAGGCAAGGGAATGAGCCTCGGAAGAAAGCAGAACATCAAGAACGACGCATGGCTCGAAGCTGCGGCAAACATCGAAGCCGCAGTAAGCCGCCAAGAGCTGGATGCTCTGGTGGATGCCACGGTTGAGGACATCCGGGCAAAGACTTCCGGGAAGAACGCCGCCTATGCGTGGAGCGCTGGTAAGGACAGTATTGTCCTTGGCAAACTCTGCGAGATGGCAGGCGTCACCTCCAGCATGATCGGCGTGTGCAACCTCGAATACCCCGCCTTTATGAAGTGGGTGGAAGAGAATAAGCCCGAAGGCTGCGAGGTCATCAACACCGGGCAGGATCTGGGGTGGCTGAGCAATCATCCCGAGATGCTTTTCCCTCAGAACAGCACCACCGCCGCCCGCTGGTTCTCCATTGTCCAGCACCGGGCGCAGCGTGAATACTTTGCGGCGCACGACCTTGACATCATCATTCTTGGTCGCCGCCGTGCGGACGGCAACTATGTCGGTCGCAAATCCAACATCTACACTGACGGCAAGGGCGTCACCCGATATAGCCCTCTTGCCGATTGGTCCCACGAGCATATCCTGGCATTCATCCATTACCACCGCCTGCCGCTGCCGCCTATCTATGGCTGGCACAATGGCTATCTCTGCGGCACTCACCCTTGGCCCGCTCGTCAGTGGACGGGCAGCGAGGAGAACGGCTGGAGAGAAGTCTATAACATCGACAAGGAGATAGTTATAACCGCGGCTGAGCGTCTTCCCGGCGCTAAGGCATATATGGAGGTGGCTGAAAAATGAATGTCGTAAAAATGCCTCTCTCCACCCTGAAACGGCCGGAGAGAAATGTGCGTATGCACACCGAAAAGCAGCTCAAGGAGTTCGAGCGCAGCGTGTCCATGTTCGGGCAGATTCGCCCCATCGTGGTAGATGACGAGCGCACCATCCTCGCCGGCAACGGTCTGTATGAGACCCTGCTCCGCATGGGGTGGGAGGAAGCCGATGTGCTGCAGATGAAGGGGCTCACCGAGAACCAGAAGAAAAAGCTCATGCTGGCCGATAACAAGATCTTCGGTCTGGGCGTGGACGATCTGGATTCCTTCGATGCGTTCCTTATCGACCTGAAGGACGACCTCGACATCCCGGGCTTCGATGAAGACCTGCTGAGAAGCATGGTATCACAGGCCGGCGAGGTCACCGAGAAACTGCAAGAGTACGGCACCCTTGATGCAGACGAGATTGAGGAAATCAAATCTGCCCGAGAGCGCAAAGACTTGTATATGTCCGCCGAGCCCGAAGAAGAGGGCGAGGACGAGGAGCAGGAAGACGCTGCAGAGGACACACCCGCGGTCGAGGAGCGAGAGCCCGTCCGTCAATATGTGGTCTGTCCCCATTGTGGCGAGAAGATATGGCTGTAAGACGCATTCAGTCTGACATGGATGTGGTCACCGCCGCCAAGCAGAGGATACGCAATGTGTTCCGCAACGGCGTCCCGGTGTATATGTCCTTCAGCGGAGGCAAGGACAGCCTGACTCTCGCTCAGCTGACCCTGAGCCTTATCCAGAGCGGCGAGATCGACCCATCCCTGCTGACCGTCCAATTCGTGGACGAGGAGGCAATCTTCCCCTGCATCGAGCAGACCGTTTTGAACTGGCGCCGCAAATTCCTGTTTGCCGGTGCGAAGTTCGAGTGGTACTGCGTGGAGGTCAAACACTTCAACTGCTTTAACGAGCTGTCGGAGGAGGAGACCTTCATCTGCTGGGATAAACGAAAGCGTGATGTGTGGGTGCGGCAGCCGCCGTCATTCGCCATCATGGAACACCCACTGCTGAAGCCCCGGAAGGACAACTACCAGAGCTTCATGCCCCGGGTGTGCATGGACGGTATCACTATGACCGGCGTCCGTGCGGCAGAGTCCGTGCAGCGGCTCCAGTACATGGCAAAGATGAACCTCGGCGGCAAAGGCATGACCGGCCGCAGACAGGTTTATCCCATCTACGACTGGAGCACCAACGATGTGTGGCTCTACCTTCGGGACGAAGGCGTGGAGATCCCGCAAATCTACCTCTACCTGTGGCAGTCTGGCACTGCCCGAAACCAACTGCGGGTGTCGCAGTTCTTCTCCGTGGACACGGCAAGATCGCTGGTCCAGATGAACGAGTATTACCCCGACCTCATGGAAAGGGTCATCCGCAGAGAGCCCAACGCCTACCTCGCCACCCTGTATTGGGACAGCGAGATGTTCGGACGCAGATCCCGCGCCCGGCGTCAGGCAGAGGGCACCGAGATCACCAAGGACTACAAAGCCCTGCTGACGGAGATGTTCTCCGATATGCCCCGGTATTTCAACACCCCTCACAAAATGAAGGTGGCGAAGACATACCGAAACCTGTTCCTCAAAATCGGTCTTTTTGCTACGCAGAAAGATTACCAGCAAATGTACGAAGCCCTCCAGAAAGGAGACCCGAAGCTCCGCTCATTCCGTGCGCTCTACCAGATAATCTACAGCCGATACATCGAAGATGCCAAGGCTGAGCAGAGGGAGGTGAGAGCGCATGAGTGATAAGAAGCTGACCGGGCCTCTCTCTACTCTGGAATGGGTGGACAGGAACAAGCTCCGTCCCAATGACTACAACCCCAACAAGGTCAGCAAGGAAAACCTGAAGCTGCTGACACAGTCCATTCTCACCAATGGCTGGACACTCCCCATCGTGGTACGCCCGGACTACACCATCATCGACGGCTTCCACCGCTGGACAGTATCGGGCGAAGAGCCCCTGTATTCCATGCTGGAAGGCAAGGTGCCCGTGGTCAAGGTGGCCCATGAGGATCAGAGCGAGGACATCTACGGCACTGTTACCCACAACAGAGCCAGAGGTACCCATCTGTTGGAGCCCATGAAAGCCATTGTGAAGCGTCTGCTGGACGAAGGCAAAACCGTACAAGAGATTGGTAAGCAGCTGGGCATGAAGCCCGAGGAGGTATTCAGACTATCCGACTTCTCCAAGGAAGACTTCTTGGAAATGATGATCAGAGGCCGCACCACATACAGCAAGGCTGAGATGTACACGACCATCTGACGCACCACAATACACAACGCAAGGAGGCGGCGTGATGGAAACACGGGAGAAGATACCCGTCTATATCGACATCCAGAAAGGCAAGACCGTGTGCATCTGTCATGCCAATGCAAAGGGGTGTGGGCGTCCATGTCCCAGAGATACCGTAGAACGAGATAAGTTCCACGAGTGGGAAAAGACTATGAACCGTAACAGATACGGCAAGTAGGCTAAGGGAAGCCCCTGTGTCCTCTTCCATCCCTCAGAGATGTAGACACCTACCCAACGAAGAAGAAGCCGACACAGGGCAACACAGTAGGTTGCAACCCATAAATAAAGGCATCGTGCTCCTCTCGCAGTCGAAAAAGGTACTGTGAGAGGGGCACCCTTCTTTTGCGGGCTCGACGACCCCAAAAAACAGCCAGTTAGGGAAAATTTTTTCAGAGAACTTTACTTGAAACGATAGATTTGCAGATGTAGCTCAGTCGGCAGAGCTTGCAAGAAAGGGATGCGTCCCTAACGGGTAGCTTGCAGAAACCCGTTGACGATGGTTCGAGTCCGTCCGTCTGCACCACAGTTGAGAGAAAGGAGGTCAAGATGGCCGCATCAAAGAAACCGAAGCCCCCGGAGCCTGCCGGGTACTGTACAACGGCTGTCTTGGCCAATCTGTTCGACATCACATCACAATGGGTCGGGGAGCTGACCAAGAACGGCATCCTGCGAAAGCACGAAACGGAGGTCGGCCCCAGATACAATGTCGTGGAGGCTACCCGAGCGTATGTGAAGCACCTCCGGGAGAAAGCTGCCGGGCGCAGCGACAAGGAGGATGCCGTCAGCGAGAAAGAACAACAGAAACTCGCTGCCGAAGTGCGCATCAAGGAAGCCAAAGCGGACTACGCCGAGCTGGAGTTACAGGAATTGCAAGGCACGATGCACCGCTCCGAAGATGTGGAGAAGATGACGCAACAGCTTGTGTTCACCATCCGCGGTATGATGGTCGCCCTTCCCGGGCGTCTGGCCGTCGATGTCGCCGGTGTGGAAACCGCTGCCGAAGCGTCTGTCATTATCCGCAGGGAGGTCAATGCAATCCTTGACGAGCTGTCCAATTTCAAGTACGACCCCGCTGCCTACGCCAAACTGGTGAACGAGCGGCAGAAATGGACGGACATGGATGAGGACATACAGTAGCGACGCCGAAAAACTGAATGTAGCTATCGCCGGTGCAGTAGCGGCATTCACTCCCCCGGAGGACATCACCGTCACACAATGGGCTGATAAGAAACGCCGCCTCTCCCCGGAGAGCAGCGCCGAACCCGGCCCGTGGCGCACTTCCCGCACACCGTACCTGAAAGACCCTATGGATGCTTTCACCGACCCGAAGATAGAACTGCTGGTCATGGTGGCGTCCTCTCAGGTCGGTAAATCAGAATTCGAGCTCAACTCCATCGGCTACATCATCGACCAAGACCCGAGCAGCATTCTCTACATTCACCCGACCATTGATGACGCCAAGAAGTTCTCGAAGCTCCGTGTCGCTCCGATGGTGCGAGACTGCAAGGCGCTCCGCGCCAAGGTAGCCGACCCCAAGAGCAGAGAGAGCGGCAACACCATCCTGCAAAAGTCCTTCCCCGGCGGCATGCTTACCATGTGCGGTTCCAACAGCGCCTCAGCTCTGGCGTCAACGCCTGTCCGATATGTCGTGGGCGACGAGCTGGACCGATGGGCAGCGAGTGCTGGTACCGAAGGTAATCCGTGGGAACTGGCGAAAGCCCGTCAGACCACCTTCTACAACAAGAAATCGGTGGCAGTTTCTACCCCGACCATCAAGGGAAAGAGCGCCATTGAGGACTTGTTCCTCGAAGGTACGCAGGAACGGTGGCACCACCAATGCCCAGACTGCGGAGAATATCACAACATCGTGTTTGCGGATATCCGCTTTGAATACGACACCACCATCATCAAGAACAAGAAGCACTACACCGTGAAGAGCGTGGCGTGGGTTTGCCCCTCCTGTGGATGCGTCCACACGGAGCGGGAAATGAAAGCCCAGCCCGCCAAGTGGGTAGCTGCAAACCCTGAAGCGTATCAGAACGGCGCACGGTCGTTCTGGCTTAACGCCTTTTCTTCCCCGTGGGCATCGTGGGCGTCGCTGATACTGGCGTATCTGAACGCTCTTGGCAATTCCCAGAAGCTGCAGGTCGTCTACAACACCAAGTTCGGTGAGCTGTGGGAGGATCGCGGCGACCTCGACGACGAGGAAACCATCATGGGGCGCCGGGAAACCTACGAAGCCGAGCTGCCTGATGGCGTATTGGTGCTCACTTGCGGCGTCGATACACAGGATGACCGCCTTGAATACGAGGTGGTCGGACACGGCAGATGGGGCGAAAAGTGGGGCATCAAGCGCGGTATCATCGTGGGCCGCCCGGACACCGCCGAGGTGTGGGAGGCTCTGGACGATATTATCAGCCACCAGTACAGTTTTGCCAATGGCGTCAAACTGAAGATATCCACAACCTTTGTGGACAGCGGCGGTCACTACACGCAGGATGTTTACGCCGCCTGCCGGGATAGATTTTACCGCAAGGTATTCGCCATCAAAGGCCGCGGCGGTGAGGGCGTCCCCTACACCGCACCGCCCAAGAAAACCAATATCGTCATTCGCGGAAAGTACATCGGCCAATGCTGGCTCTACACCCTCGGCGTGGACTCTGGCAAACAGGCTATCATGGACTCCCTGCGAGTGCGCGAGGCGGGGGCGAAATACTATCATTTCCCCAAAAATCCAGACCTCGGATATGGCCCGGAGTTCTTCACCGGCCTGCTGTCCGAAAAGCTGGTCTACAAACAGGGCAGACAGCACCCGTGGGTGTGGGAGAAAATCCCCGGTCACGAGCGCAACGAAGCCCTCGACTGCCGCAACTACGCAAACGCAGCATTCAAAGCTACCGGCGCCGACCTCGACGCCGTGGCAAAACGCCTTGAAGAGCTGGCTGGAGGCGGCAAAAAAAGCACCACCCAAAAGAAGCAAACGCCCACCACGACAAGATCCCGAAAGCGTGGCGGCGTAGATTCCTATTTCGACGAATGGTAAGGAGGCGACATCGTGACCAAAACGCAGATCACCGTAAAGCTGACTCAGAAAAAAGAGCGGCTGCAGATGTATCTGGACAGAGAGAAATACATGCTCTCCCCGGATGCGGTACAGAGCTACGGCGTCGGCTCCCGCAACCTTCAGCGATACAGCACCGACCTCGCAGACATTCAGGAAATGATCAAAACTCTGGAGGATGAAATCGCAGAGCTGGAAAGTCAGCTGAGCGGTCAGCGTCCCCGGAAGTCTGTGGGCGTCGTTCCCAGAGATTGGTGACCTTTTTCGTGAGGCCACGAAAATGATACGGGTATAGGCCCGAAAGGGCTTTACCAGGCATCCCTTGATCGGCGGGGTTTACAACTCCTTTCACCGCCCGGGATGCCTTTTATAAAATCTGGACAGAGGAGGTGGACAACATACAGGTCCAAGATAGACGCAAAATGGCGCCGCAGGCCATGGGCTACGGTGACGCCGGTGCCAGCCATGTCAAGAAAGCGCTCAAAGCGTTCATTGCTCAGTCTGGCAGTCCGCGGGATGACATCGATATGCATAACTACACCCTGCGGCAGCGCGGCAGAATGCTTTATATGGCTTCGCCGATCGCAACGAGCGCGATCCGCACCACCTGCACCAATGTGGTGGGTGTCGGCCTGACGATGAAAAGCCGTGTCAACCGTGAGGTGCTGGGCATGACCCCAGAACAGGCCAAAGCGTGGCAGAAAGCAACGGAGGCCGAATGGCAGCTGTGGTCTGGAAAGAAGCAGTGCTGTGATGCAACCGGCGTCAGCAATTTCGACGGGCTCCAGCAGCTGGCTCTCATGTCTGCGCTGATGTCCGGCGACTGTTTCGCATTGCTGCCCCGTGTGTCCACGACCCCTGTTTCTCCATAGCCTGCGCGTGAAGCTGGTTGAAGCTGACCTCGTATCTACACCCGACACGGCAGGCGCTATGCCGGGCGTTATGACGGAGGCCACGGCCGCAAACGGCAACTACATCTACGATGGCGTGGAGGTCGATAAAGATACCTCGGCTATCGTCGCATATCATTTCTGCAACCGTTACCCCTTCGAGCTGACCACCATCGGACAGCCGAAGAAATGGACGCGCGTGGAAGCCTACGGCAAGCTGACAGGCCTGCCAAATGTCCTTCACATCATGGAGCCCGAAAGAGCAGGCCAGTACCGTGGCGTTACATTTCTCGCCCCCATCATTGAACAGCTGCTGCAGATCAGACGATACACCGAATCTGAACTGATGGCGGCGCTGGTGCAGTCCTTCTTCACGGCGTGGATCGAGACCGAGAGCGACCCGGCCGCATTCCCCACCAACGAAGTCGGAGGCGAAGAGGACGAAATCAGCCAAGACCCCAACGAGTATGAGATGGGCGCCGGTCAGGTCATTCACCTGCGACCGGGCGAAAAGGTCAACTTCGGCAATCCCAACATCCCGACCAATGGCTTTGACAGCTTTGTGAAGTCGGTTGCGACGCAGATTGGCGCCGCTCTGGAAATCCCCCGGGATGTACTGCTCAAAGAATTCAATAGTTCCTACTCCGCAAGCCGTGGCGCTCTGCTGGAGGCATACCGTGCCTTCAAGAAACGCCGCAAATGGCTCGTGGATGATTTCTGTCAGCCGGTGTACGAAGTGTGGCTGGCCGAAGCCGTAGCCAGAGGCCGCATCAACGCCCCTGGCTTTTTTGCTGACCCCCGCATCCGTGCCGCTTACTGCGGCGCGCAGTGGATCGGACCGGCACAGAGCCAGATCGACCCGAGCAAGGAGGTCAAGGCCGCTATTCTCGCCGTTGACCGCGGCTTTAAGACCCACGAGCAGGCGACCGTCGAGCTGGACGGCGGCGACTGGGAGGAGAATGTTGAGCAGCTTGCCAGAGAGAAAGAGGCTCTGGCAAAAATCAACGGCAGCACAATGCCCGCCGATACAGACCCGGACGACCCGGATGATGACCCCGATAAGGTCAAGGAAGGAGATACCGAATGAGCTTTTTAGATTTCCTGCGGATGCCGCAGGCGAAGGGTGCGAAGCCGGTTACAACCGCAGTGCAGGCACCCTATACCATGGAGCGCATTGGCGATAGTGAAGCCGAAATCAAGCTGTACGGCGACATCGTTGCCAAACGCCCCACGCATTGGTGGACAGAGGAGCCTCTGGAGGGCAACTACATCATCCTGAGCGAGTTCCTCGCCGACCTTCAGAAAGTGGAGGATGTGAGTAAGCTCACTGTCCGTATCCACAGCGCAGGCGGCAACGCCTACGAAGCAATCGCCATCCACAACCGCCTGAAGGAGCTGAAAGCCGAGGTGACCGTCATCGTTGACGGTATCGCCATGTCTGGCGGCTCCCTTATCATGTGCGCCGGCAACAAGGTCAAGGTCAACCCCGGAAGTCTGGTGATGATCCACAAGTGTTGGTCTTATGTGTGGGACGCCATGAACGCCGACGAACTGCGTAAGCAGGCTGAGAGCAACGATGCAATCGACCGTGCGCAGGCGGCCATCTACCACGCCAAGACCGGACTGAGCGAAAGCGAACTGCTGACCATGATGGGCAATGAGACCTACATGACCGGACAGGAAGCGGTAGATAAAGGCTTTGCTGACGAGCTGATGGACGGTGAAGCGCCTGACATCGCCGCAAGTGCCGACCGCCGCACCCTGTTCTACTGTGGACAGCCCGTGTGGGCAACCCCCGGGAGACCGCTCCCGAACAATATCCCTATTTCTGTGATTTCTTCCGCTATGGCGGCAGGAATAAATACTAAGCCGGTCACCACCGGCAACGAAGGAGGAACCCCTATGGCAAAGACCCTTGACGAGCTGCGGGCTGAGTACCCTGATCTGACCGCACAGCTCGAGCGTGAGGCAAGAGCCTCTGCGGTTGCCGGAGCCGGTACGCCTGCTGGCGTGGCCCCTACGGTACCGGCACAGACTGCTGCCCCCGCTGCTCCCGCGACTGCGACCCCCGCAGTTGATCCCGTACAGGCCGAGCGTGATCGCATTAAGGCCATCGACGAGATCGCACCCAACATCCTCGACAAGCAGATGGTCGAGGACGCCAAGTATGGCGAAAACCCCTGCACCGCTCAGGAACTGGCGTTCCGAGCAATGAAGACCCAGGCTGCTCAGGGTGCAGCCCACCTCGCTAACGCTGCCGCCGACTTCCAGGCAAGCGGTGTTGGTCAGGTGCAGACCCCCGCAGCCCCTGCGAAGGAGACCGACCCCGACAGTCCTGAAGCTATTTCCGCTCAGGCAAAAGCGGATGTCGCCGCCTTCGAAAAAATGAAGGAGGTACGCTAACATGAACAAGACCCTGTGCAACAAGGTCGGCGAGGTTGGTCAGGACAACCTGATCGCCAAGCTGTTCCCGCCTGCCGAGACTTTCGGCATCACCGTTGCCGGTGGCGAGGGCGAGCTTGCCCGCGGCACCGTTCTGGCTCTGGTCGATGGCAGCTATGTCGTTCTCGACGCTGACTCCACCGGCAAGGCCAACTGCGTTCTGGCTGACCCCGTGGACGCCAGCGGCGAAGACGGCGTTACCGCCGTCGCTTACCGTACCGGCCACCTGAACCGCAAGGCTCTGATCGTGGCTGACGGTTATACCATGACTACCGCCGACGAAGAGGAGCTGCGTAAGGGCGGCATTCTTCTGTCTGACATGGCGGAGTAAGGAGGTACACCATGGATATTTATAGCACTTACTATATGCTTGCGGCTGTCCGTGAGATGAAGCCCGAGCACACTTTCTTCAAGCGTCGCTATTTCCCCACCAACACCGCCATGGACGTGTTCGGCACTTCCAAGGTGCTGGCTGACTACAAGGAGGGCTCCCAGAAGCGTGCTCCCTTTGTTCTGCCCCGCATTGGCAGCGTGTCTATCGGCCGTGAGGGCTTCAGCACCTTCGAACTGGAGCCTGCCAACATCAGCATTTCCATGCCTCTGACTCTGGATCATCTGACCAAGCGTGGCTTTGGCGAAGCTCTGATGTCTCAGGCGACCCCCGCCGACCGCGCCAAGATGCTTCTTATGGGCGACCTGTCCGAGCTGTCTGCCCGTATCTCCCGCACCGAGGAGTGGTTGGCTGTTCAGACTATGCTGGACAACGGCTGCACCATGCGTCACCAGACCGAAAAGGAAGATGTCTACGAGGACATTTCCGTGAAGTTCTATGATGGCGACGACAACCCCGCCCTCTACACTCCTGCAGCTCCTTGGACTCACACCGTTCTGAACGCTGACGGCACCATGACCATCGGCAGCTGGTACTACGACATCTGCAACATGGCGAAGATGCTGACCAAGCGCGGCCTGCCCGCCCGCGAAGTCCTCTGCGCCGGCGACGTCGGCGAGTTCCTGCTGGAAGACCTGTGGATTCAGAGAGCCCTCGACAACCGCCGCATGGAGATGGGCCGCATTGCTCCTACCGAGCTGACCGAGTACATCACCGAGCTGGGCACCTTCAACTTCATGGGCCGCAACCTGACTCTGCTGGTCAGCGACGGTTCCTTCGAGGACGAAGCCGGCAACGATGTTCCCTACATCCCCAACGGCAGCGTGATCGTCACTGCTCCCGACTGTGGCAAAGGCCTGTACGGCGCTGTCACTCAGCTGGAGAACGACGGCAACTTCCACACCTATGCCGGTACCCGCGTACCTCAGCATATCTTCACCATCAAGCCTCCCACCAAGGAGACTCAGCTGACCTCCTGTCCGCTGCTCGTTCCCAAGCGTAAGTCTCCCTGGACTGCGGCCAAGTCTGTGTTCGACTAAGGGCACAGAGGAAAGGAGTACAGCATGATTCGTATGAAGAGTGGCGTCTATGGCGCCAGAAATGTGCTGAAGCGGGCCAGTGATGGCCCCTTCAGCCTCTCCGATAAAGAGGAAGCCCGTCTGGTAAACCGTGGCGTGGCTGAGTATGTGTACGAGCATCAGCCCGCCGCAAGCGACGATGTTCCTACCATTCCCCACTACGACATCGGAATGACCGAAAAGCAGCTGCGCGGTATCGCCGCTTACTTCCGCGTCGATGTCAGCAGCGCCAAGAAGAAGCAGGACATCGTTGATCTGCTCGACGCTCACTTTGACGCCGAAGATGGCGAGGAGCCCGACGAAGAGGACGGCAGCGCAGGCGACCCCGGCACCGAAGATCCTGACGCTCCCGCTCTGGGCGCCGAAGATCCCACGGCATGAGTTCCTTTAAGGACATGGTAGCAAGGGATGTGCTGAATGTCTTTCAGAACAGCGACGAGTTCGCAGAAGACCGCCGGGTATTCTATGACGGCAAAGACTTCGGCACAATCCCGGTCATCCTCGACCAAACCCAAGAGAAACCGCGAGAGATGAAAACCGAGAGCGACCATGGCATGGGCGTGTATGCGGTGGACACCACATTCTACGCCGCCTATGAGCACATGGGCTGTGTTCCCGAGCGGTTCCAGCGCATCTGGATCGACGATGTGGAGTACCGCATCGAGACCAGCTCCTGTGAGATGGGGCAAATCGCTCTCGGCCTGAGGAGGCATGACGAGTGATTGAAATAACCGCCCAACAGATTGACCGCGCATCAAAAATCCTGCAAGGCATCCCCGGTGCCACCCAAAAGGCACTGTACAACACCGTCAACCGCACACTGACTACGGTTCGGGCGAAATCCGCAACGGAGATCGCCAAAACCTACCGCATTTCGGTCGGTGCTGCGAAGGGTGCTGGGAGAATGAAGGTGAAGCCCGCTAACGGCACATCCTTGACTGGCTCCATCACCTTTGCGGGAAATGTGATCCCTCTGATCGACTTTTCTGTAAGCTACGGAAAAACCGGTCTGGTCAACGCATCGGTCATGCGTAAAAGCGGCGGCGCAGCCCTGAAGCACGCCTTTGTCGCAAATCTGCGGTACGGCACCCGTGTGTTTGAGCGCACGAGCTCCAAACGCGATTCCTCCACACAACTGTACGGTCCGTCTATCGCCCACATGATGGGCAACGAGGACGTCCTAAACAGCATCGAGCTGGAGGCCATGGAAACCGCCGATAAGCGTCTGGAGCATGAGATCACTCGCATCTTGAATGGATATGGAGGATAACTATGACACCGACTGACCTTTTGGAACAATTCAAGCTGTTCACCGAGGACACGCTGAAAGACCTTATCCTCCCCATCAACACGCCGCCGACAAAAGAGGCTCAGTACCGCGCCCCGGAGGTTTTTCTCATGAACCTGCCCGACGAGAAGGCGCAGAAGGAAAAAGCCCCCTATGTCGTGCTCCAGTTCCTCAACGGTGACGACGCCCAAGAGGAGGGTGAGGAGGAAGAGAGCGTTTGCAACATCCGTGTTGTTGTATGCGCTTACTCCGATAACCTCAGCGAAGGACCGATGCATGTCCTAAATATTCTGACGAGGCTGCGGATCGCGCTTCTGGAAAAGCGGGTCATTGCGAACCGCTACGCCATGCGTCTGCCGATGGAATACCTCGTCTATCCCGACAACCCCGTGCCGTTCTTCTTCGGAGAGATGATGACGGTGTGGGAACTTCCTACTATCAAACGGAGGGTATTCGTATGAGTGAAGAAACCAAGGCAAAGAAAACCGTAGAAAAGGCTCAGGAAGCCGAGGTCGCGCAGGACGAGGTAGTTACTACCCCCGCGCCCGAAGTCGTCCCTGCGGCGGTTGTAACCGCCGAGCAGGTGGGAACTTTCGTGTATATCGGCCCCAACCTTCCCAACGGCCTTTTGAAGATGGGTTCCGTGTTCAAGGGAACCCGCTCCGAGGTGCTGAAACACCTCGAACATGTTACCGCCAAATATCCCGAAGCGGCGCAGCTTGTGGTATCCAGTGACAAACTGGCAGAGTCCAAGGTGCGTCTGCAGAACGGCGGCAACCTCCTGGCCAGCAACTACACCAAGTTGGTGACCAGCATCAAAAACAAGTAAGGAGGGCCAACGATGGCTGACTTTTACCATGGCGTAAAAACGCGCCAGCAGGAAACTTCCGTTTCCACTCCCGTCACCGCCAACAGCGGCGTCCCGTTTGTCGTGGGCACCGCACCTGTGCATACCGTTGGCGGCAAGGTCAATACCCCGATTCTCTGCAACACCTACAGCGAGGCCGTCACTGCACTGGGATACTCCGACGACTGGGAGAAGTATTCCCTGTGCGAAATGATCTACTCTCACTTCAAGCTGTTTGCCATGAGCCCCATCGTCGTGGTGAATGTGCTTGACCCCGCCAAGCACAAGGCCAGCGTAGCAGCTGCTCCCGTAAGCTTTGTGGAGCTGCAGGCGAAGCTGCCCTACGACGCTATTCCCGGTTCCGTGAAGATCACCTCCGAGGACGGCGCAACCGAGTATGCTGCCGGCACCGACTACGAAGTGTTCTACGAGGACAACGCTCTGATCGTTGAGATCATCGAGGGCGGCAACATCCCTGCCGACACCGCTTCTCTGAGCGTTGCCTATGACCAGATTGACGCCAGCGCCATCACCAAGGCCGACATCATCGGCGGCTTTGACGTGAACACCAAGACCTACAGCGGCTTCGAGCTTATCGACCAGGTATTCCCCAAGTACCTGATCGTTCCCGATCTGCTTCTGGCTCCCGGCTGGACCAACGACAGTGAGGTTGCCGCTATCATGGCGACCAAGGCTGAGAACATCAATGGTCTGTTTGAGGGTAAGGCTCTGATTGACGCCGACTGTGACACCATTCGCTACTACTCCGATGTCCCCGAGTGGCGCAACAAGAACAACCTGTACAACAAGACCGAGATCGTCCTGTGGCCTATGCTGCAGCTTGGCGACCGCCGCTTCCACTATTCCGTGCAGGCCGCAAGTCTGATGGCTAAGGTGGATACCGATAACGACAACTGCCCCTGCGAAAGCCCCTCCAACAAGAACCTGCAGATGGATTCTATGGTGCTGGCAGACGGCACCGAGGTCGTGATGGATCTGACTCAGGCCAACTACCTGAACAGCACCGGCATTGTGACCGCGCTGAACTTCATCGGTGGCTTTGTCCTGTGGGGCAACTACACCGCTTGCTATCCCAGCAACACCGACGTCAAGGACTACTTCATCCCTGTGTCCCGCATGTTCCACTGGGTAGCCAACACCCTTATCCTGAGCTACTGGAAAAAGACCGACCGCAAGATGACCCGCCGTCTGCTCGACAGCATCGTGGACAGCGTGAATATCTGGCTGAACGGTCTGGTCGCCGAGGAAAAGCTGCTCGGCGGCAGAGTTGAGGTTCTGGAGGATGAAAACCCGCTGACCGACCTGATGGCCGGCATCATCCGTTTCCACCTCTACATCACCCCGCCTTCTCCCGCTCAGGAGATCGATTTCATTCTGGAGTACGACCCGAGCTATGTCGAGGCCGCACTCCTGGCGGCGTAAGGAGGTATAAGCCATGCCTAAGACGAAAGACGCAGTTATCAACTATGCGATCTACGAGGATGCCAACGAGTTCTACGGCACTGCTCAGGTGCAGCTGCCCGACCTCAACAGCCTGACCACCACTCTGAGCGGCGCCGGTATCGCCGGCAATGTGGAGGTTGTTATTCGCGGTCATATGGACGCCATGTCTATGACCATCAATTTCAACACCTTCTGCAAGGAGCAGGCAGCTCTGGCTGAGCAGCGTCCTCACAATCTGGATATCCGTGTCGCTCAGCAGGGCACCGATTCCACCAGCGGCGAACTGGGCGTTGATGCCATCAAGCACATTGCCCGCGTGACGCCCAAATCCCTGAAGTACGGCAAGATCGCTCCTGCGGCCACCGCCGATGCTTCCGGTGAGTATGCCGTCAGCTATCTGGCGACCTACATCAACGGCGAGAAGATCAACGAGATCGACCCGCTGAACTTCATCTGCATCATCAACGGCACCGATTACCTTGCGGAAGTCCGCAAGGCACTCGGCAAGAACTAACCACCGTGGGGCGGCGCTTCGGCGTCGCCCCTCTGATTTGAAAGGAGTTATAACATGAGCGAAGACATCAAGAAGGTTGACGACGGTACCGTGAAGGGCGACGAGCTGGATGCAGCTATGGCCGAAGCGAAGGACGCTGAGGGTGGCTACACCCACAAGTTCAAGAAGCCTTTTCTCTGGCAGGGCAAGGAATACACCACCATGCACTTTGACTTCGAAGACCTGACCGGCGGCGATATGATCGCCATCGAAAAGGAACTGGCTATCACTGAGGGCGTGACGGTGATCACCCCCACCATGTCTGGCCCGTTCCTTATGGCTATGTCCGCAAAGGCGGCCGGAATCGGCTACGACACGATGATGGCAACGCCCATCTTTGAAGCCAACCGCATCCGCGCCAAAGCGAGAAATTTTTTGCTGAGTTCGGAGTTGTAAGCTCCCTGCCCAAGTTCCGGGAGACAGTGTTGATCATGTCCCGGAACAACCACACTCCCGTACCGTACTGGCTTGATATGTCGTTGGCTGAATTCCAATGGTGGATAGAAGCCAACAACGAGCTCAATAAACCTGACGACTAAAGCTGAAAGGAGGGTTTTTCTGCATGGCAAGCCGCAAAGAGTATGAGATGCTATTTAAGCTGAGCGCCCAGCTCGGGGCTCAGTTTTCTGGCACCTTCAAAAATGCACGGTCTGAAATCACTTCCATGCAGAATGAGCTTCAGGCCCTCAAAAAGACGCAGGGCGATATTTCCGCCTACCAGAAGCAGCAGACCGCATTAGAGAACAGCAGACGTAAGCTCGAAGTTCTCCAAAAGGAATATGCCAACATCCAGCGAGAGATGGATGAAACCGGCACCTATTCTTCTGCTCTGGAAAACCGCCTGCTGAATAAGCAGCTGCAGATCGAGAAGACCTCGGCTGCTGTCGATACCTACGAGCGCAAGGTCGATCAGATGGGAGAGGCCTTGCGCTCTGCTGGTGTCGATACCGATAATCTGACCCAAGAGAGCAAGCGCCTTGCGACAGAAATCGAAGGCGTAAAGACCAAACAGCAGGGCGTCATTGACAGCCTTGACGAAGGCGGCAGCAGCGCCCGTTTCTTCGGAGACGAGAGTGTCGCCGCCGTAGAGGGTGTCCAGCAAGCCCTTGTTGCCGCAGGCCTCGCCCAACTCTTCCGGGAGATCGGCGAAGCCATGGTGGAATGTGCTGAGGAGTCTATCGAGTTTGAAAGCGCCATCACAGGCGTTTACAAAACGGTGGATGGCTCCGAGGAACAGCTTGCCGCCATAAGAAGCGACATCAAAGAGCTGGCAACGGACATCCCGGCAACTACCGAGGAAATCTCGGCTGTTGCCGAAGCCGCTGGTCAGTTGGGCATCGCTACGGACAATGTAATGACCTTTACCGGGGTCATGATCGACCTCGGTGAGTCCACCAACCTTTCCGCTGAAGAGGCGGCGTCCTCCCTCGCTAAGTTCACCAACATCACGGGAACCGTGGCGACAGAGTATTCCCGCCTTGGCTCCGTGATTGTAGACCTCGGCAATAACTACGCCACCACAGAAGCGGATATCGTTGCTATGTCCACGAGGCTTGCGTCTGCTGGCACTCTGGCCGGATTGACCGAGCCTGAGATTATGGCATTGGCTGCCGCCATGTCCTCTGTCGGCATCGAAGCAGAAGCCGGCGGCACGGCAATGACGCAGACCTTCTCTGCTATCGAAAAAGCTGTGGCTGAGGGCGGCGACAATCTGAGCGAGTTTGCAAGAATCTCTGGTATGTCTGCCGGGGAATTTGCCACCGCATGGGAAACCAGTCCTATCACAGCTATTCAGGCATTTATCGCGGGCATCGGCAGTCTGGAGGATCGCGGCGAAAGCGCCGTCCTCGTTCTGGATGAATTGGGGCTTTCGGGCATCCGTCAATCCAATATGCTGAAAAGCCTTGGCCTTGCAGCTGATAATCTGACCGGGGCGGTATCCACCGCGAACAATGCGTGGGAGGAAAACATTGCACTTTCGGCAGAGGCCGACAAGCGGTATGCGACCACTGAAAGCAAGCTTGCTATGTTGGGGAACTCCTACGACAATCTGCAAGCGGCGATTGGTGATGTATATACCCCGACAGTCCGCGAAGCCGCAGAGGTAGGAATGGTCATGCTCGACGGGCTGACCACCTTTGTGGAGAACAACCCCGCAGTAGTAAAGGCGCTGACCGCGCTGGCTATTGGCGTCGGTGCGTTCGTCGCAGCGCTCGGCGGCTATATCGTCGTCAGTAAGCTGGCAAAGGTCGCTACTACAGCTCTTACCGCCGCCGTGGCAGCCAACCCCCTTCTCATGGGTGCGTCGATTGCCATCGGCGCAGTTGCCGCACTTGCGGCCGGCTTCGTCGCTCTCACGAGCGCAGAAGACGAGCATGTCAAAGAAATCCGTGAGCTGAGCGAAGCGTCCAGACAGCAGTACAACGAGATCCAAGACCTCAAAGCTGAGTATGAGGAAGCCTGTGATGTGTATGGCGAAACCTCTGACGAGGCCCGGTACCTTGCTTGGGAAATCGACGAGCTGACAGACAGCTTCGAGAACAATAAGCAGTCCCTCGACGAGTACATCAAGGAGTGCCAAAACCTCAACGACAGTCTGAACGACGTCCTCGATACCAATCGAGAGGCGTATCAGGAGATTGGCGACAACGAAGGAACGACCCTTGCTCTTGTGCATCGCCTGCAAGACCTCGCGTCGCAGACGGACAAAACCGTTGCAACGCAGGAGGAAATGAAGGCCATCATCGACGAGCTGAACCAAGTTGTCCCGGAACTCTCCCTCAGCTATGAAGATGTAACCTCCGGCGTAGCCGATTTTGGCGAAGCCATTGAAACGGCCGTCAAATCTCAGGCGGCTATGGAGCGGTACGAAGCCGCTCAGCAGGGCATGGTCGATGCCCTGAACGCCCAGTATGATGCCCAAGCAAAGCTGAACGAGCTATACGATCAGCGCGACTCTGCGCAGGAGCGGGCCAACGCGGCAGAACAGGAGTACCTGGACTACCTCGCAATGACCACCCGCTACGACACGACGGGCGGCGCTGCTCTGGCTGCACTGTTCTCCTCTCAGAAGAAGGAATATGACGCCGCATCCGATGCGCTGACAGCCTACGACGACCAGATCGCCGAACTGGAGGCCACCCTTGCGACGGCAACCAGCGACTACGAGGAATACAAAGAAGCCCTCGTTGGTTTTGTTGAGGAAACCTACGGCGGCGAGGAAGCCGCAATCGCGCTGAATACAGCGATTGCAAGCACCATAGCCCAAGTCGAGGAGCTGGCCGCTGCTTATACAGAGGCCTACACAGCGGCTTACGAAAGCATCTCCGGGCAGTACGCTTTGTGGGATGAAGCTGCTACGGTTGCGGCGACGAGTGCGGCAGACATCAACACCGCACTGCAGAGCCAAGCGACCTATTGGCAGGACTACAACGCCAACCTCGCATCCCTTACTGAGCGCAGCGCCGACATCGAAGGTCTGAGTGAGGTAATCGCCTCCTTTGCCGACGGTAGCGCAGACAGCGTGAATGCTATTGCCGGCCTTGCAGCTGCAAGCGACGAAGACCTTACCGCCATGGTCGAGAACTGGAAAACCGTCCAGGCCGAACAGGAAGCGGCGGCGGGTGCCATTGCTGATCTGAAAACCGACTTCACTGCCACAATGGATGAACTGCAGACAGAGCTTGCAGCGGACATTGAGGCAATGAACCTGAGCGAAGACGCCGCCGAGAGCGGCAGAGCTACCGTTCAGGGCTTCATCGACTCCGCGTACAGTATGCTCCCGCAGGTGCAGGCCGCTTACGCGCAGGTTGCTCAGACCGCAGCCGATGCCATCAACACCACTCTGGACATTCACTCTCCCTCCCGTGTCACCGGCTGGGCCGGTAGCATGGCGGTCGAGGGCTTTATCCAGCCCGCCGAGAAGATGGAGGGCGACGCAGCGCAGGCGTATTCCAACCTCGGCGACGCAGGCGCTACCGCTCTTGCGGAAGAAGTGCAGATGGTCACTATGGCTCCTCAGCTGATGGCGGCTCTGATGGCTACTCGGGCAGCGCCCGCATACGCGGCGACCCCTGTCTCTGGCGGGGTGCCCGGAATCTCCCTGCAAGTTGAATACAACATTTCTTCCCCGGGCGGCGAAGATCTGACCCGTCAGCTCGACCAAAGCGCCCAGAACCTCCGTGATCTGGTGCGTCAGACCGTGGAAGACATGATGGATGACCAGAACAGGGGGGCTTACCGATGACCTATACCACCAAGCAGGGCGACCGTTGGGACATGATCGCCTTTAAGGTTCTTGGGAACGAGAACTATATGAGCCAGCTTCTTGCTGCCAACAAGCAACACCGGGAAGTCTACATCTTCCCGGCCGGGGTGGTTCTGACCATCCCGGAGATTACGGAGGAAACCGCAAGCACGGCACCTCCATGGAGGAGGTAAGAGAATATGAGCAGCGCCGAACAGTCGAGACGCACACGAGCGAAAGTGATGATCGCAGGCGTGGACATCACTTCGGATGTCAGCAGAAACCTGCTGTCTGTCCAATACACGGACAACGAAGAAGACGCCGCCGACGATCTGCGTCTGGCGATTGCTGACGCTGATTATATCTGGCTCACCCAGTATCTGAACGCTATTGTGGACGCCGCTGCCAGCGAGGGCATAGACACCCCGTCCTCGTCTGGTGGCGGCTCCTCTGGTAGCGGAACTACTCATACGGTGGTCGCTGGCGATACCCTGTGGGGGATCTCTTCAAGGTATCTGGGCGACGGTGCCCGGTATATGGAGATTTACAACATCAACACCGACATAATCTCCAATCCAAATTTGATCTATGTCGGTCAGGTGCTGAAGATCCCCGGAAGCGGCGGCGAAACCGAAACCACCCCTCAGTACAAGAACAAGGGCTTGCGGATACAGGTCGTTTTTGTCCGTGAAAACTGGAACAGCGACGGCAAAGACAAAGTGCTTGATACCGGCGAGTGTGCGCTGGACGACATCTCTTGTGACGGTCCGCCGAATGTTCTGACCTTAAAGGCTACCTCCCTCCCGAGCGATACCGCTACCGCCCAGACTCAGAAGAACCAAGCGTGGGAGGCTTACTACCTCTCCCGTATCGCTCAGGAAATCGCGGGCAGAGCGGGCATGAAATGCATGTATGAATGTGACACCGACCCCTACTACAGCAGAGTGGAACAGGTGAGACAGTCAGACATTGCGTTTCTCTCTACACTGTGCCACAGCGCCGGGATTAGTCTGAAGGTCACGGCCAACACCCTTGTCTTGTTCGACCAAGCCAAATACGAGGCCGCAGAGCCGGTTATAACCATTTCTCCGGGCTGCGGATATACCAAGTATAAAGTTAAGACGGGGCAATGCGACACGCAGTACGGAGCCTGTAAAATCGCCTACACTGACCCGGTGACCAAGGCGACATATACTGGCACCTACAAAGACCCCGAAGCCGAGAGCGACGCGCAGGTGCTTACTCTGAATATGCGTGTCAGCTCCAATGCCGAAGCTGAGGCACTTGCAAAGAAGATGCTTCGGCTGAAGAACAAGTTTGAAAGGAAGTGCGATTTCACATTTCCCGGCAACCCCGATCTCGTGGCTGGCGTCACCGTCAAGCTGAAGGGATGGGGGATGTTCGACGGCAAGTACATCATCGCCAAAGCAGTCCACAGTCTGGACGGCAGCGGCTATACAACGAAAATCACTTTGCGGAGAGTATTGGAGGGCTATTGATGAATGATGTGATGGCCGCACTGGAACAGATTGTGCGCGTCGGTACGGTCAGCTCCGTCAATACCGCTGAGCGTACCGCAAGAGTGAAGTTTTCTTATTTGGGCGATATGGTGTCCGGCAACCTTCGCGTCATGCAGCACTATGCCTGCGCCGTGGAGGTCACTACAGACCAAGCCCATAACCACCCCGACACCCGCACCACCTTCTGGATGCCAGAGGTTGGAGATACCGTTCTTTGCCTGTATCTCCCGGTGTTCAATGGTGACGGCGTTGTTCTGGGGGTGCTGAAATGATTGTAGGCTCCTTTGGTGATTTGATCTTCAAGGTGTCAGCTCAGCAGGTATCTACCTTTGAGTCCATGTCCTGGCAGAATGACACCAGATGGGCCGAGCATGACCGGCACCTCAAAGACCCCCTCCCGGAGTTCCTTGGAAACCAAAACGATAAGATGACCTTCCCCATGTTCCTGACTGTCTTTGCAGGAACAAACCCTCTGAGCGAGATTACAAAAATCCTCAACATGGAGCGGTCGGGATCGCCGCACTTCCTCGTTATCGGCAACAAGGGGTACGGCAAAGGACGGTGGGTCATCCAGAAATCCAAGATTGAAATGCAGCGCTTTGATAACCGCGGCGCCCTTCTGGAAGCTAAGGTGTCTGTTACGCTGCTGGCGTACCCCGGGAGGTGATGGCGTGTGAATTATACCGTAAAGGCGCAAAAGCAGAGCAGCCTTGTTTTGGTGCCTGAAAACACCGTGGCATCCGTGCTGCAGAATGTGCGCGTCATCATTTCCACAATCCAAGGCGAAGTGCCACTGGACAGAACATTCGGGCTTGCCGGGAAATTCCTTGACAAGCCCATAAATGTTGCTCAGGCAATCCTCGTAACCGAGGTGTTGGAGGCGCTGGAAGCCCGTGAACCGCGGGCGCAGCTGGTGTCTGCCACCTTCGAGCTTGACGAGGACAACCCGGGCAAGCTCATTCCTATTGTGGAGGTGAAGATAATCGATGAGTGAGCGCAAATATCCCGATGTCAGCTTTGTAGACTTCGACGCCGAAAAGACCGTGGCCGAAATGACCAAGGATTACGAGGCGCTTATGAATGTCACAGTGCATCCCGGTAGCCCCGAGCGCCTGTTTCTGCTCTGGCTCGCCGATATCGCTGTTCAGATCAAAGCCAACATCGATATCTCCGCAAAAGAGAATGTTCCCCGGTTTGCGTCCGGGGATAAGCTGGAGAGTCTGACAGAGCTGTTCCATGATGTGAGCCGCCTGCCTGCATCTTCGGCAACGACCACAATTCGCTTCTACCTCTCCCAAGCACAACCCAGCTCTCAGCTGATCCCCGCAGGCACCCGCGTTACCACACAAGACGGCAATGTGACCTTTGAGACCGAGGAGAACACCTATGTCCCTGCCGGCGAGATCTCCGTTGACGCTTCTGCAAAGTGCCAGATTATTGGCGCGGTCGGAAACGGTTATGCCGCCGGGCAAATCTCTTGCCTTGTCGATGTGTTCCCGTGGTACGACCATTGCGAAAACATCACCACCAGCGCAGGCGGCGCAGATGAAGAGTCTGACGCCGAGCTGTACACCCGCATGAGAGAGAGCGAGGACACCTATTCCACCGCAGGCCCGATGGGTGGCTATGTCTATTTTGCGAAATCGGCAAGCCCTTCCATTGTGGACGCGGTCGCCAACTCCCCAACGCCCGGTGTAGTCCATGTCTACACTCTTCTGGAAAACGGAGAGCTGCCCGGCGAGGAGATTTTGAATGCAGTTCTGGAGAAGGTGACGCCCGACAAAGTACGGCCTCTGACCGATTTTGTGCAGGCGCTTGCCCCTGACCCTGTTGCATACTCCATCGACCTGACCTATTACATTCCCAACGACAGCGGCACCAGTGCGGCGAGCATTGAAGCCGCTGTTTCTGCCGCTGTGGAGAAGTACAAGGCGTGGCAGAGCGCAAGGATCGGGCGCGACATCAACCCATCGAAACTGTACGAATTCCTGATGGCCACTGGCGTCAAGCGTCTGGACATCCGGGCTCCTGCCTTCCAGAAAGTAACCGATGGCCGAAAAGTGGACGGTGTTGTCACCCCCACTCAGGTCGCTCAGCTGCAGAGCGTAACGGTGCTGAATGGAGGGTATGAGGATGAGTGATATTCGCAACGACAATCTTCTCCGTACCCTCCCGCAAGTCCTAAAAAACGATAAGTCCTTCCACGCTTTTGCCACGGTGATGGCGAAGCAGCTGCGGACCATCATCGACGACACCGATCACGCCACGATATACGCGCGCATCGATACGCTGCCCGAAGCCGTGCTGGACATCCTGGCATACGACTTCAAGGTAGATTGGTGGGACTACGGATATTCCGTCGAGCAGAAGCGCCAAACGCTGAAGGACAGCTGGTTGGTGCATAAGCACCTCGGCACCAAGTTCGCCGTCAAGACCGCTCTTTCCGCGATCTATCCCAACACCGATGTTGAAGAATGGTTTGAGTGGGGCGGCGACCCTTACACTTTCCGATTGCTTATCAATGCGAGCGGCGTTCTTGTTGACCTGAACCAGCACACCCGTGTGCTGGAGCTTACCAACTATTACAAGAACCTTCGCTCCCATCTGTGCGGCATCGAATACACGGTTGAAGCGAAAGAGCCCGCAACACTCTACATGGGCGGTCAGCTCGGCTCTGTCGTGAAAATCAACATTCCCGAAATTGCCGACGAGTTCTCCTTCGAAGAAGAGGTGCGAGTCGGTGGAGCGGTGTCTGCTATCACCTCGCTCCAAATCCCCAGCATTTCTGATGATTTTGCCTTTGAGAGCATCGTTTACGCCGGTGGTCGAATCGGCACCGTCGCATCAATCAATATCCCGGCCGCACCCGATACCATCGAGTTCACACACACTGGGCGCGTGGGCGGGCGTGTGGCAAACATCACAACTATCACGATACCAGATCCGCAAGAAGACATAGCGGATGGTCAGTAAGGAGGAATTGATTTGGAATACGGATACAAACCGACAACCAACGGTCGTGCTCTTATCACAAAATGTATGGCTCTCGAAAAACCGCTGATTCTGACGCGCGTAGCGTTCGGCAGCGGTCTTGTCGCCGAGGACGTCAACCTTGCTGATGTGCACGAGTTGGTCAGCTATGTCGTTGATGGCGCCATTGGTGAGCGCATCCACAAGGATGACCGGCTCCACCTTACGGTGCAGTACGACAACAGCGCACACCCGGACACCCCGACATTCTACCTCAACGAGTTCATTGTTTACGGACAAGACCCGGAAACCTCGGAGGATGTCGATCTGCTGTATGCCACCCTCGGCGATTATAAGCAGCCTGTCCCGGCTTACTCTTCTGCGTTGCCGCCCAGCGTGTGGAAGTTCCCGCTGACCCTCATCGTTTCCGATGAAGTCAATGTGGAGGTTACCGCAGCTGCCGGCCTTGTGACCTATGACGATCTGAACGAGGCGGTGGAAGCTGCCTGCAAAACGCTGATCGACAGCATGGCTACTGGCGGCATCAAAAAGACCATTGAGTTCACCATGTCCCCGGACGACTGGCAAGAGGACGCCGCAGCCACCAATGGCTACGGCTTCTATTACGACCTCACGGACACCGATATCTCCAAAAATATGGTGCCCGATGTGACGATCGCTGAAGACAGCCTGCTGGTCGCCGCTCTTGCGGGAATGTGCGTCACTGCCACTACCTATGCCGGGTATGTTCGGCTCAAGTGTGTTGTGCGCCCCGAAAACGACATTTCCGCGAGTTGTAACCTGCTTGTAAGGGGCGAAACGGGCACGGGCGGTACAAGTATTATCGGACTGCCCCCGGCCTCTGCTACGACCCTTGGCGGCGTTATCGTTGAAGAGGGCTCCGGCCTGAAAATTGACGAGGACGGCCGCATTTCTGTCGATGTAGCTTCGGACGATGAAGTATCTGACGCCATCGACGATGCCTTGGGCGAGGGCGCTTCTGATAGCGACACCCCGTCTGAGGAAGAACCCACCACCCCCGGCAACATTGAAGTTGCCGCCGACAACGAAGTGTCGGATATGATCACAGACATTTTCGGCGAAGAGCCGTAAATGAATATATTTTTATCAGGAGGAATTCTCTATGTCCACCAACAAAATCACCACTCTCGCTCAGCTGAAGTCCAGTCTGCAGGCCTCCAAGACCTACATCGACGCTCAGGACGCCATCCTGTCCGGCCGCATTGATGCCGTCATCGAAGACATCGAAGGCATCGTTGCCACCGGCGGTGAGCCTAACCTGCTGGAAGGTGTCAAGGTCAACGGCACTGCGCTGACCATCACCGACAAGATGGTCGATATCCTGATCGCTTCTGGCGAGGAGAACGGCACCATCTCCGTCAACGGCGCTGCTGTTGCCATTACCGGTCTGGCTTCTCTGGCCTACAAGTCCGAGATCTCCGAAGCTGAGCTGTCTGAGGCTCTGAAGGCCTCCATCGCCGCCAAGGCTACTCAGGCTGATCTGGATGCCCTGACCGTCCGCGTCGGCAACATCGAGGCTGCTGGCTATCAGACCGCCGAGCAGGTGCAGACCGCTATTCAGGCTGCTATCGCTGCTTCCGGCCACGCTCACTTCGAGGAAGTTGACGCTGTTCCCTCTGCCGAGGATGCCGAGGAGAACGTCATGTACCTGGTCATGAACGACGAGACCGGCCACTATGACATTTATGCCAAGGTGGGCGACGCCGTTGTTCTGCTGGACGACACCACCGTTGACCTGTCCGCCTACGCCAAGACCGCTGATGTGACTGCTGCCATCCAGAGTGCCATCACCGGCCTGAACATCGACCAGTACGCTACCGACACCGAGCTGAATGCCGCCATCGAGCGCATCGCCGCTGTCGAGGCCAAGTTCGATGACTACTACACCGCCGCCACCATCGACACCATGTTCGCCTCCTACTACACCAAGAGCGAGATCGACTCCGCTCTGGCCGGCAAGATGAATGTGGCTGATATGGGCACCTACGCCACCGACGAGGAGGCTGCCGCTGAGGCTGCTCAGGCTCTGGCTGATGCCAAGGCCTATGCTGATCAGGCTATCTCTGACGCCAAGGCTACCGACGAGGAAGTCAGCGCCATGCTGGACGAGGTCTTTGCTCCCGAGGCCTAATCCTCGCAACATGAGCAACTAAGCGCCAACAGATGGGGCGGGGGATTCTTCCCCCGCCCTTATTTCTCAGGAGGTGAACAAACAGTTGGCTGACAATATCACTATCGAACAGCTGAGAGAATTTGCTGATCGAGCTGACGAACGGCTTGACCGTCTGGAGCTCAATATGTCGAAGGGTCAGGATATGACCCTCGCCCAAAACGGCTGGACCAACGACTCCGGTGATGAAAATTTCCCCTTCAAGTATGTGTTGTCGGTTGAGGGCGTGACTACCGCCTCCCGAGCTGACGCTGTGCTCGATGCCGGCAGTATTGTCGTTGCATCTGCTTGCGGGATGTGCGCCGCTTGCGATACGGCGGAGGGCTCCGTTGTGTTCAAGAGCTACACCGCTCCTGCGGCGGACTTGACCGGCAAACTGTATATCAAGAAACAGGCCGCTACGAGCGGCACTTAACAGAAGGAGGGAAACATCATGATCGGTTCTGTAAATGTGCCCGGCGCTTCTGCGGCTGATCTGGCGAAGGTCAAGAAGGTCGCAGAAGATGCTGCTGCCGCAGCAGGCGAAGCGAAAACTGCGGCCGGTAATGCGGTTACCACTGCCGGCAACGCACAGACTACCGCCAACGAGGCGAAAAGCGCGGCGAGTGCCGCCCAGTCTGCCGCTTCCTCTGCGCAGAGTGCGGCATCCAGCGCACAGACCACAGCATCCAATGCGCAGACCACGGCGAACGAAGCTAAGGCTGCTGCAGAAGCAGCCCAGAAAGCAGCCGAGGAAGCCAAAGAGTCTTCCGAGAGCAATGCCGGTGGCTGCGCCATTAAGATCACTTTTGATTCTGGCTTTGCAGGCCAGGAATACACCGTCACCGATGGCGACGACGAAACCTATACGGGCACAGTGCCTGAGGAGTTGGTTGTTACCGTCAGCGTGAAGGACTGCAACACCGAGTACACCATCTCCGCTGAAGCGGACAACGGCGTTGCTTACAGCAACAAAGTTACCACCGGCCCGTATTACGGCCAGTACGCGGCATCTCTGACGGTCTTTACTGCAAGCATCGTCGTTACTGCCGTTTCTGGTGCCACCGTCACTGTCACCGGCGAGGGCGACACCTACACTGGAACGGCCGGCAGCGACGGCAAGGCTACCATTCAGGTCAAAAAGTCCGGCAGCTACACCGTTAAAGCAAGCCTTTCTGGCTCTGAATCCAACACCGCGACTGTGAATGTCACTACCAGCGGTGAGAGCTACGCTGCTACGGTCAAGTTCTCCATCTCTACCGTACCTTCCCAGAGCACCAGCCTGACCTACACGGGCGACGCTCAGTCTCCCTCGTGGAATAACTACGACAGCAACGCTCTGACCCTTGGCGGTACCACCAGCGGCACCAACGCTGGAACCTACAGCGCCACCTTTACGCCCAAGAGCGGCTTCCAGTGGAGCGACGGCACCACCACGGCAAAGACTGTGAATTGGACCATTGGCAAGGCGGCTGGATCTCTGAGCCTGAACAAATCCTCTATGGCTCTGAACGGCACCACTCCCACCGGCACCATCACCGCTACCCGTGCAGGTGACGGCGTTGTAAGCGCAAAGTCCAGCAACGACGCCCTTGCCACGGTTAGCGTCAGCGGGAACGTGGTTACGGTCACCGCTCTGGCAGAAGGTGATGTAACCATCACCGTGAGCGTGGCGGCTGGTTCCAACCACAACGCTCCTGCATCCAAGACCTGCTCCGTGTCTATCACCGACATGGTTCGCATCTTCGGTGTGAGCTGGGCCAAGGGCACCTCCACCGCCCTGAGCCGTTTGACCAAGGCCAACGACCCCAACGGTCATGTCACCGATGACATCACCGCCGAACCCAGCCCTGCCGTGGGCACCGGTGCCGGTAGTTCTCCCTTCGATAACTATGCACCTTGGAGCGGCATGGAGGAGTATAACATCGTGAACAACGCTGTGTCCTACAAGAAGGGGCAGAGCGGCTTCTCCCGCACCAGCAACGACACCGTCGTCTATATCCCCGAGTTCTACTTCAAGATCGTGGAGAGCGGCGGCAAGATGTACTTCTATGTGGCTGACAAGCCCGCTACTGGCTTCACCAAGCACCCCGGCTCCGGTAAGTATGTCGGCAGATATCAGACTGGTGCAAGCTATGTGTCCAAGTCCGGCCTGTCTCCTCTGGTTAATATCACTCGTGCTGCAGCTCGCACCGGCTCTGTCGGCAAGGGCAGCAAGTGGAGCCAGTATGACTACGCTTCTTGGTGCGCTGTCTGGCTGCTGTATCTGGTCGAGTTTGCCGACTGGGATAGCCAGAGCGTCATCGGTAGAGGCAATGTCGATAGCGGTTCCGTTATGAAGACCGGCGGCACCGACTCTATGACTTACCACACCGGCCGTGCATCTGGTACCGATGGCTCTACTCAGGTTCAGTACCGTGGCATCGAAGATCCTTGGGGCAATGTCTTTGAGTGGATCGACGGTATCAATTTCAGCGACAGAGCGGCCTATGTCTGCACTACCCCTGCAAACTACGCAGACGACACCTCTACCAACTACACGGCAGCGGGCGTCACCCTGCCTTCCTCTGGCTGGATCAAAGACCTCGCCGTCAGCAGCGCATTCCCTTGGGCGTTCCTGCCTGATACTGCTGGTGGCAGTGAGACTACCTACATCCCCGATTACCTGTACTCGTACACCGGCTGGCGCGTGCTCTTAGTGGGCGGCTACTACAACTACGAGTCGGATGCCGGCCTGTTCTGCTTCGATGCGAGCCTCGACTCGTCGAGCGCGGGCGCGGACGTCGGCGCGCGACTCCTTTTCCACCCCTAATGGGGGACCGGGGGTCGCAACCCCCGGGGCTTTCGTCCTGCACCGCCTTCCGATAGAAGGCGCAGCCTAAGCAATAGGGGGTCTGGGGGCGAAGCCCCCAGTTTATAGATTTTCAAAATAACGGTATGCGTTATTTTCTCCCGTTTTTCGCAATAATTCTCTGCGGCGGTTATAATTGAAGGAAGGGGCTGTCTGCGCACTGCGCCGGGGGCTTTGTTCTCTACCTGAACTCGAACACCGGCTGGCGCGTGCTCCAAGTGGGCGGCAACTACAACAACGAGTCGAATGCCGGCCTGTTCTACTTCAATGCGAACAACGACTCGTCGAACGCGAACGCGAACATCGGCGCGCGACCACTTGTTATAGCGTTTCGACATTGCGCAGGCTTCTCCTCACCGCTCGGTGAAAATATTGCCGCATAGGACAGGGCTCAGTAGGTTAATTCTCGACCAGCCTTGCAGGCAAACAAGGACGGGAGGTCCTAACGATGCCGAAGAAAGTCGGCTTCCTGTACGACAAGATGGTAGACCGCGACTTCATTCGCCGGGTCATTCTGGAGGCGGCCCATGGGCGGCGCAACCGCCACGATGTAAAGCCTGTCATGGACGATCTGGACGGATATGTCGAAAAGGCGTATCAGATGGTGGCGACGGAGAGCTATGTTCCGTCTAAACCGAAGGTGCGCAGGATCTACGACGAGAGCAGCCAGAAGTGGAGAAACATCAAAATGGTGCCCTTCTGGCCCGATGGCGTCATGCAGTGGCTTTTGGTCGCTGCCATGAAGCCTGTGCTGATGCGCGGAATGCACCATTGGTCTTGCGCTTCCATCCCCGGAAGAGGCGGCAAGTGTGTCCACGACCATATCAAAAGCATTCTCCGCAACGACCCCAAAGGCACCAAGTATGCCGCTGAGCTCGATGTGGCTCAGTATTACCCCAGCATTTCCATCAAGCGTCTGATCTGGGCGCTGGCTCGGAAAATCAAGGACAAGAAGTTTCTGCGCATGGTCTATTCCGTTCTGGAATCCTGCGACGGTGGTCTGGCTATTGGCTACTACATCTGCCAATGGCTGGCGAACTATTATCTGGAGCCTCTTGACCGCTACATCATGTCCCTGCCGGGTGTGAAGTACATGACCCGGTATATGGACAACATCACTATCTTCGGACCGAACAAAAAGCAACTGCACAAGGCTCGTAAGCTCATTGCAGCCTATATGCGTGATCAGCTCGGTCTGTCGATGAAGGGCAACTGGCAGATTTACCCCACGGCGAAGCGCATGGTCTCCGCGGTCGGGTACCGCTTCGCCCGAACCCATATCATTCTGCGCAAGCGGAATTTCCTGCGCTTCACGCGGCAATGCCGCAGAGCAAAAAAGCGGCTCGACGCAGGTAAGCCGGTTGCATTTGCGCAGGCGTCCGGTCTTCTGAGCAGGATCGGGCAGCTGAAGCACTGCGACAGTCACAAAATCCGCACTAAGTATGTTGACCCCATCGGGGTTAAAAATCTGAAGGAGGTTGTAAGGCATGAGAGTAAGAGGCGATCTGCCTCCCAGCAACGCCTTTGCGCTGGAGGAGCAGCCTAAAGCCCCCGGCCGGTTCCTGGTTCGGTTCTTCGAGAATGTCGAGGCCTTTGAGGAGACCAAAGACAATCTCACTGTTTCCGGCTATGAGTACGACGAGTACCATCTGGAACTGGGCGGCTATGACGGTCTGTTTGACGACATCCTCAACAACTTCGACGGCTATCTGGCTCAGGCGAAGTTGCAGGAGGCCGAAAAGAAGACCATTCCCAACCTGCAGCAGCAGGTAGCAGACCTTGAAGCAGAAAAGGCGGCACTGAGCGAAAAGGTTACCACCTTGGAAACTCAGGTCACCGACACTCAGATGGCGCTTTGCGACGTCTATGAGCTTGCGCTCGGAGGTGTGTAATTATGGCAAAGATCTACGCGGAGCTGATCCGCAAAGGCATGAAAACCATTGACGATGTTCCCGAACATCTGAGAGAGGAAGTTCTTGCCATCCTTGAAAAGAACGGAGCCGAGGGCGTATGAGCCCCCGGCTTTTTCTTTTACGCATTCTGCTGAGGAAGGAGGTGCACACGATGGCCGTTGTCTACGCTACCCTCATCATCAAGGGCAAGAAGACCATTGACCAGGTTCCCGCTCTGATCCGCGATCAGGTGAAGGAGATTCTGGCCGATCTGGAGGTTGCCGTCTAAGGCACCGTGAGAAAGGGCGCACCCGCCGTGGTGCGCCCTTATTTTTTGCTATACGACCGAGGGGGTGAATCGTACGGAGACCGTAACTTTGAACGCAGGTCAGATTCTGTGGGCTCTGATCTGCGCCATGAGCATTCCGAGTGCTGTTTTCGGCCTGTTGATTTGGAATTTCCAGAGGAAGATTACCAATCGTGACCGCCGAAAGGAGAAGGAGGAAGAAGAGCTGCGCAAGAAAGCCGAGGAGAAAGAGGCCGACCGGGAGCAGCTGGAAGTCAATATTGTCCAATGCACTTGGGCTGCTATCGCCCTCGGCGAAGCGACAGCGAGAGCTGTGCAGCGCATCCCTGATGCGCACTGCAACGGGGATATGCATTCGGCGTTGGAATACGCAACGAAAGTAAAACACGAGCAAAAAGAGTTCTTGACCAAGAAGGGCGTACACGCCCTCGTAGAGTGATGAGCAGGAGGCGGCGCGGAATGGAGTTTGCAAAGAAGATATTAGTCGTTCACATCTTCGTTTCGGTTTGCCTCTGCGTCACGACAGCAATCGGTACCTTTATCGGCAGAGATGTGACGGCGGTCGGCATCCTCGCCGGTATCTCCTTAGGCGCCGATGGTGTGTGGGGCGGCTTCTACTACTGGAAGGCCAAGAACGAAAACAGATCGAAATATGCTCAGAAATTCGTGAGACTCTTTGCGAAAGAGTACGGCATTGACGCTGCTATCCGAATTGCTGAGGTCGTATTAAAGGACTGAGGAGGTTCTAATGGCAAATATGAAAGCGAAAGTCCTGGTCGAGAAGGCTATGGACATTGCGAAAAACTACAACACTGTCTATATGTGGGGTGTGTTTGGCGCCCCTGTCACCGAGAGCGTGATCGCCGGCAAGACAAAGCAGTACCCGAGCTGGTACACCTCTGCGAAGCAGGCCGCTTTCAGAAAGCTCATCGGTAAGGGCTATTTCGGCTTCGACTGCGTGTGCCTTATCAAAGGCATTCTGTGGGGCTGGGATGGCGATCAGTCTAAATCCTACGGCGGAGCGTCTTATACCTCCAACGGCGTCCCCGACATCGGCGCCGACACGATGATCGCTCGGTGTCAGAATGTGTCTACCACCGGCTGGGCCAACATGGTTCCCGGTGAGGCTGTTTGGTGCAGTGGGCATATCGGCATCTACATCGGCGACGGACTCGCTGTCGAGTGCACCCCCGCTTGGGAAAACAAGGTGCAGATTACCGCCGTAAAGAACATCGGCACCAAAGCCGGGTATAATGCCCGGACATGGACGAAGCACGGCAAGCTGCCGTGGGTGGACTACTCCGAGTGCGAAGCCGCAACCACCGTCAAGGTTACCGGCACCGTGAGCACTGGCTCCGCTGCCGACGAGAAGACCATCTGGGAGTTTTTCAAAGGCAAAGGTCTCAACGATTTTGCAATCGCCGGTGTCATGGGCAACCTGTTTGCCGAATCTGGCCTGCGCTCCAATAACCTCCAGAACAGCTACGAGCGGAAGTTGGGCTTCACCGATGAAACCTATACCGCCGCCGTAGACAATGGCTCCTATTCCAAGTTCGACGGCGACGCCGCAGGCTACGGCTTGGCTCAGTGGACATACTCTACCCGCAAGCGGAATCTGCTCTCTTTCGCAAAGAGCACAGGCAAGAGCATCGGCGACCTCGCCATGCAGCTTGATTTCTTGTGGAAGGAGTTGCAGGGCTACTCCGGGGTTATGAAGGTGCTGAAGGCGGCAACCTCCGTCAAGGCTGCATCCGACGCCTTTATGTGCGACTTCGAACGCCCTGCGGATCAGGGCGCCGCAGCTAAGAACAAGAGGGCAAGCTACGGTCAAAAGTATTACGACAAGTATGCTGCAAAGACCACAGCGAAGCCCTCTGCACCCGCTGCTGAAACAGTCTATACCGTGAAGCGCGGCGACACGCTCTCTGGGATCGCTGCAAAATACGGTACCACTTACCAGAAGCTGGCCGCTTACAACGGCATCAGCAATCCCAACATCATCAGCGTTGGGCAGAAAATCAAAATCCCCGGCACCGGCGCCACCACGCATACCGTTGTCCGTGGCGACACACTCTCCGCTATTGCCCGGAAGTACGGCACTACGGTGAGCGCCATCGCAAAGGCGAATAACATCGCCAATGTGAATATCATCCATGTTGGTCAGGTGTTGACCATCCCGAAGTAACCGGAGGTGAGCGTCATGGTCGAGGCAGCATTAAACCTTGTCTTGCTTCTTCTGGGCCTCGCTCTCGCGATTGTGTGGGTCGTAGCCATTTCGCAGTGGGACGGCACCACCGATTGCAGCGAGGGCGAATGTGACGCCTGCCCTTTCCCTTGCGGTAAACACAAAGAAAGAGGTACGAAAGATGAATGAGACACTGCAGCAGATTGCGAACGCCTGTGTTCCTGTCCTCTGCTTGCTGATCACTGCTGGCGGCGCCTATCTGGTGGCACTGCTCCGCAAGAAGACTGCTCAGGTTCAGCAGGAGCTGGACAGCGACACCGCCGCCAAGTACATGGATATGGCTTGTGATGCGGTGGCGCAGGCGGTAACTCATACTGCCCAGACCTTTGTTGACGCGCTCAAATCCGATGGAGCGTTCACCAAAGAGAAGCAGGAAGAGGCGTTCGAGAAGGCCAAGAGCAAGGCCTTGAAGATCCTCGGCGATACGGTTGTTGCCGCCCTCAATGAAATCTACGGCGACTTCGACCTCTGGCTCGATACAAAGATCGAGCAGGTCTGCCGAGAAATCAAGGTGCCCCCTGTGGACACCACCGCCGCGGCGACCGCCGCCAGCGTAGCGACTTCGATTGCCGCTACCGCTGTTCAGCAGCTCACCGACTGCAAAACATAAGCAAAGCCCCGCATGGGAACATGGAAAATCCGTGTCCCGTGCGGGGCTTTTTCTTTTTGTCCTCTTTTGCCCTCTGCGACGAGGAAGGAGCGGGGTAGGTGTTTACCTGCCCCGCTCCGTAGATGGCGGTTATAACTCGCCTGATTGGGCGTGAGGGGTATTCTCTGCCGCCGTGAAGCCTTGACGCTCCAATTCCTCGCAGAATTCCTCGTAGTCCATGTGCCCGGCAGCCTTCATCGCCTCACTTGCGGCCTGCAGCTCAGCTGGCGTCCAGTCCTTACTCAAAGAAGGTGTCCTCCGGCTCCAGAAGGTAATTGTTGGGGTTCTTCCAGTATTCCTCCTCGACCTTCGCCTTGGCTTCCTCGAAGCTGTCGGCCTCGACATCCACAACGGTCTTGCAAATCTCCTTGATGGTTACTTTGTAGTTCATAGCTTTCCTTTCTCCCCGTGTGCCCGGTAGGTCAGGCTGTGTTTTAGATTCTGGCCAGCTCTGCGGTGCAGAACCCGGCGTACTTATACCCTTGCATGATGGACAGTTTGCGGAGAAGGACATCCAGTGTGGCACCATCCATCAGCTGCCACCATTCTCCTTGTGTGGCAAGAAGCTCCGTTGCTTTGCCATCCTCCATCGGGAGGGTGATGCAGGTCTCTGCGATCTCGTGCTCCCGTTTCATGTGGTAGGTGATGCAGACATTCGTCATGTGCCGCACCTCATTCCATGGCAGCTTCGATGCTGCTGATTACGTCCTCCAAGGTACTGACTGCGTCCTCCATGTTGGATACGGCACTGTCGGCCTTTTCGTACTTCTCACTACCTTGGAGGTTCTCGGGCATATTGTCCCGGTACTCCTCTTCTTCGGTCTGGATATCCTCCAGACTACTTTTCAGCTCTTCGAGCTGATCGATAATGTTCTGCAAAGACTTTCTGCGAATTCTGTTCATAGCGTTTCCTTTCTCCCCGTCAGCCCGGTAGGTCAGGCGTTGCGGCTGGTGGCTGTTTTACCACTCGTGGCTCTCGAAATCTTCCAGCGCGTTCACTGCGGCGAGGTGTTCGTGCATATAGCCGTCGGCGGCTTCGGTCTGGCGCTCGATCAAGTCCTTGTGCTCGCTGGTTTCCTCGTATTCGTGTTGAAGGCGACGGGCTCCACGGTAGACTTCTTTGGTCTTGCGCTCTTCCTCGATCAAGAGTTTGTGGATATATTCCAGAGTTTTGATGGTCATTGTCATTTCCTCCTTAGTGCAGACGGTAGGCCTTGCCCTTATATCCGATAGTGTAGACACCGTTGAATTTGCTGACCTTGATGTCGGCCTCGCAGATGCGCTTGACGCCGAACTCTCTGCGGATGACGCGCTTGGCGATCTCCTTGGTCTTCTCGGCGATGTTCTCAGTCTTGCGGGTGGACTCTCGGGCGATGTAGCGCTTGACCCGGAGATCGGCCGCAGCTTCGGCCTCGGCCTGTGCGCCGTAGTAGTCGCTGTCCCGCCCGATTCGGTAATACCGCTCGGTGGCGATAACTTCGAGCTGGTTATTCCAGATCGTGTCCCACCCAGAATTATTGTGGGGCTTGATGAACTTATCCACAACCCGGCCGGTGATGATCTCGACGCCCTCGACATTGGCTTTCCAGTCGGAGAAAGTGGCGACCAAGACTCGGATAATCTCAGTTCCGTCAGTGAGGTCAACCTTTGCGGTCTCGCCCTGGCTCCCGCCCATGGATATGGTGTTGATGGCGTATCCCTTGCTGACATACTCGGCGACGATCTCGGTGTATCTCTTATTGATATCTGCGTACTTCATGGGGTTTCCTCCTTGATTTTTATATCAAAGTCGGCTATACTT